GATTAAACAGCTTGGAATTTACTGAATTTCTACCACGCGCTCAATTCCAGCAAATGAAGGCAAGCTTCCCTGCTAATGACCTTTATTGCGATGATCTTGAATACAAGAGCCTCATTGCTGGCAACGAGTATTGGTACAAGTTTCACAAGATGATTTTCTCAAAATCGTTTTGGGAATTTTACCTACCTACAATAAACGTCTATTCATTTTCGCCCTTGTACCGAGAGCACAAGTCAGGAGCTATGGACCCAAGAGAGCGAAGGCCATTTCTCTATTCGCGCATTGATATTCTAACAGAGCGACAATCCACAAGTGGTATTCACATAGACGAGAAACAAAGAATCTGTACGGGTGTGCTGTGCTTTACTAATCACTGGGAGCTTGATGGCGGCGAGTTAATACTTTGCCACCCCGATGGCAGGGCAAAGAAAACAATTAAATTTGAAGACAACTTATGCACAGTTAATCACCAAGACAGCGAAGGACACCACTATTCGAGTCCAATGAAACGTGGAATAAAACGGTTTGTCCAGTTTAGCCTTAATGCAACCTGGGCTTTCTACAAAAGGAACTTATGAAAATAGCATACGTAACACCAGACCCATCAGACCCTTTAGCCTTCTACAGAGGCACTGGCCCACTATCTAGAATGGTAAAGAACTACCCTGACTTTGACTACACACATATTCCTAACGATATAAATTGGGCATCACTAAAAAGATACGATGCTATTTTCTTACAAAGGCCACACAACCCAGAGTTTTTAAAAGTCTGCGAGATTGCAGACAAGTGGGACATTCCTATCATTGGCGACTTTGACGACTGGCTCTATGAGCTACCGCCAAGCAATCCCGCTGCACTTGCCTTTAAGCAAAATCAAAAAACATTTGTGCAAATCGTAAACTCACTAGACTCAATAATGGTAGCCACAGAGAAACTAAAGCAGTTAATACAGCCGCTATTGCTCGATCAATCAAAACCTATTCATGTCGTGCCAAATGCTTATGACGTAAATCTTTTTAAAAAATACAGACACACTAAAAACGTAAAGCCTAAGCAAAAGATTTTCGCATGGAGGGGTGGCAACAGCCACCTCCTCGATATGCTATCTGTAAAAGAAGACTATCGAAATCTTTTTCAAAGCTTCCCCGATTGGCAGTTTGTTTTCATCGCTCAGCACCCTTGGATTTTAGACGCCAAGAACTTCTCGAACGTTCAAATGGCTGACCCTATGAAAATCATCGAATACTTTAGGGCCTTGCACGATACCGGAATCTCCATACTTGCGCATCCACTTGAAGACAACGAGTTTAATAGAGCTAAATCTATGTGTAGCTGGCTTGAGGCCACACATGCACGCGCTGCTTTTATTGGGCCAGACTTTGAAGAGTTTAAGCGAGACGGCATATTAAATTACGGAAAAGACCTAAGCTTTTTTGAAGCAAGCTCGCGTGTGCTAAACGATATGCAGCTTATGAATCAAATGTATTTTGATAGTGAGATGTACATAATGAAACACCTCACTTTGGATATTGTGAACGAAAAGCGAATGAACGCTTTCCGAGAGCTTATACGCTAGTACCGAACCAAATAACGTAAAGTATTCCTGTTCCGCCCGCGGCGCCAGCGCCGCCACCAAATCCATCTCCGCCGCCGCCACCACCGCCGCCGCCACCAGTATTCGCAGCAGCAGCAACACCAGCACCGCCTGCGCCGCCACTTGCTCCACCTGTTCCGCCCGCACCCCCAGATCCAATAGCAGCACCGCCGCCGCCGCCGCCGCCTGCAGCGTTAACCGTCGACGAACCTCCCGCGCCACCAAGCGCATAATTACCGCTTCCCCTAGGAGCGCTCGTTGATCCCGTTGGTCCAGTTCCGCCATCTCCACCCTGCGCGCCACCAAGTCCACCAACACCTCCAGCCGCAGACGTAGAAGAGATGCCAAGCTTTCCACCAAAACCGCGAGGAAATGTTTTTGTTATAACTCCATCTGAAAAAGTAGTATCTGTTCCGTCGGATCCGGTCACTCCCGCCGCACCACCTGCTCCGCCAGTCCCAATCGTTACAGTGTAAGTATTTCCTGGAGTAATTTCGACTAAAGAAAACCCAGCGCCGCCACCACCGCCGCCGCCACCTCCTGGCCTATCTACCCCACCAGAGCCACCGCCACCACCGCCGCCACCACCGCCACAACCAAAAAGGATTACCCAGTTTGTTGCTAATTCAGCGGCATCAGGAGCAATCCACGATCCGTTAGCAGTAAAGGTCGCAACCCTAAACTTTCTATCAATAAGCCAGTTAATGTTAGCGCCAAGCTTTGAAAACAAACTCTCAGCCGTGGGCCTGTTTGCTGATACTTCTTCTGTGAGAACTGTGCTTTGTGTAGGTGCAATGTCTGCCATAAATTATCTCCTTAGATCATGTAGTAAGGTGAGCCACCGTCACCAAAATCGGCACTTCCATTTGTGATATGGGTGTAAAGTAATTTCACATTAGCACTTGTTTGCACGTCGTAATCGGCAAACTCCATAAACATTCCAGCACTCGGCGTCACCGCTAAATCGTTCACTAAGCGGATAACGTTATCCGTTCCAATAGTATCGAGCACCCCCGTCGCTGTGACAGAGAAATCATCGTTGCGAACTTGAACTACTGCCCCGCTAAAACGCGACCACTTAAGATACTCCGCCTCTGTAGCTCCGAAACTTGTTTGAATAGTAAACGTTTTATCGTTTGTAACAGCTGAAATTTCACTAGCTGGAGAAATGTACCCATAGCGAGCATCGCCCGAGAAATTAGTATCAAGCACTACTAAAGTTACATCGCCTGTTTTAATGTCTAAGCTTTTTTGAATTACCTGGAAAAGCCGCGTGCCAAAGTTTGTAGCCCCACTATTTATATCTGGGATCATTAAACTCGCGCTATCAATGTAAACGTTATCTCCGATATCAATTGAAAACCCATCCCCAAAAGTGGTTTTTAAATTCTGAATCTGTGAAGCAGCAAACTTGTACCTAAAAAGCCTACGCTCTGCCGCTGTAGTTACAACATTCTCAGCTCTTAGACCCTTAGACTCAATTGTAAATGTTTTATTTCCAATAGGAATACGAGCAACGCTTTCAGCACTTGTTAAAAAATAACCAGAGTTAAATTCTTCTTCTCTAACGTCTTCATTGTACTTATACAAAATAGCGTTGTAAAAGTTACGACCGATTTGCCGCATATGTTTAATTTTTTGCGGGTCTTTTACTTTATTCGAATTAATCGTAATTAATTGCTCGTCGGGCAATGGCGGCACGGTGTAGCCAACGCTTGCGCGAGTGTTCTTGGGAACACTATAACAAGCAATGGGCTGATAAACCTCACTGTTTAGAAAGTCTTTGCCGTTTTCTATGGTGCTTTTTAGATAAAATTCGTAATTAACACTTGTTAAAAATACAGACTTTAACCGCTCGTGCTCATCAACATCTACCTCGTCGGGGCTCATCCTTAACCCCGATGGGAGCGTATCGTATCGAGATCTAAAGTCTACAACGGCTGCAGTGCCTTCCTCTTCAACAAAAGTCACACCAGCAACTGTTAGCGTTGTAGAGTTAGAGGTATCGTCGTAATCGACAGTGGTTATAACTTTTAATGTGACGTTATTTGCGCCGTTACTAGCTCCGGTTGTTGTAATATAATCGCCAGCCGTTAAACCAAACTCGTCTACAAGATTTCTACTTTCAAAATAAAGCGTATCAGTTGCCAAGATGTTAGTTATCTCTACATCTTCAACAAATGGACCATTCCAACCAGAAAGCATGATCTTAAGAGCTAGGTCCATACAGTTTCCGGAAAGGGTATAAAAACTACTGACCTCTGTTTCATCGTCATGACTAACGGCGCTTGTGCCCAAGGCACCACGTACGCAACCTGTCAGGTCATTTCCGCTAACACCCGTGAAGGAAATAACCTCATCCTCTATGCGAATGTATTGCGCAAAAGACGAGTCTTGATTTCCATCAGGTCCCGTTATGGGAAGATAAAAACCACTTGCATTATCCACGCTTATTGTTGTTTCACTGTTATCAAGAGCCTCTGTTAACTCTGCCTTGTGCTCAACAAAAATAACTTGTCGTTTTTTTTGGTCAGGGTGAGAAAGTGAAAACTGGTATGTGCCGGATTCGTAAATGACCTCATCTACGATGCCACGAAATATTGTTATGTAGTCTTGAGGATAAAGCACCCCATAAACATCAGGAACCATTTTCACGCGAACTTTCTTTCCTAAAAATTCGTTAGCCTGAAAATAGCTGAGTATCGTGTTTTTTTTATCGTCTACGAAAGCAATTTTCATTGACGTAATTGTATCGCCAAGACCTAGGTCGGGATCAATTTTTAAATCAATCTTTGTTGTTGTAGAGCTGCTTCCACTTTTAAAGGTTATCGCAGTCACCTGATCAATTAAGATGCTATAAGTGTCAAACAACAATCCGTTATCTAAAAGCAAATCATTATCTAAAACGTTGTAATAATAAACGGGGCTAGACGTAAACACCTCGTCAATGCCATCAAAAATCACAGCTATCGCAGGCGTTTTTTGAATCTTCGTTAGTGTTTTAGATACGCGCGCTGGAAGCTCTAAGCTCATTTGTTCTCTAGTCCTGAAATCTTTTCCAAGATTGGTTGTAGTTCTTTGTTTATCTGATCTATTGCAACCATGTGTTTTTCTTTCATAGCTATTAGATCAAACGCTTTTACCTTTAATTCGTTAATGTCCATTATACGTCCTCTGCGCCTTCAAACTCAGCGTTCTGTTTTGCAAGATTGTAGCAGGCTATTCTTATGTCGCCTGTCCAATTTTCGTTTGTAGTATTAAAAGAGAAGCCCCTGTTCTCAAGTGGTAAAACATTTTTTATTTTTGCTGTTTCACTGCATGGGTATAAAAGCAAACTAAAGTTTAATATATTTTCCTGCTTTGAATAATGTAGGTTATCGAGTCTCCAATAGCTTGCCTTTAATCCGTATTGAGTTTGTATTTCTTTTTTTAAAGCCATTTTAATAATCCCTTTTTAAAATACCATGTACGTTTGTTAACGTGTTTGCTACCGCTGCCGTCCCCCATTGGGCGCTAACCAAAACAGAAAGTGCGGAGGTTGTGTTTACTGTCGCTGTTGAACTACTAACCATTTGCATAAAAGTAAAAGTTGTTCCGCCACACATTACAAAGCCCTCAGCAAATATAGTTCCAGAGCCCCCTGTTGTTCGGCATGTAAACTTAACCTCACCCCAGAACAAAGAATTACTAGCTATGGTAGGCATTGTAACCGTACCAGTTTCTATGATTGTTGTTCCACCAATTTTAAATCTGAACCTTAATGTCGGCGTGCTAGTAGTTGTATAAAATCCTCTAAAGCTAAACTCCATACTCTTACCAACTGTTAAATAGTTTGCAGGTAAGGTATGAGTTCCTTGACCAGCGCTTGTAATAGTTGTTTCTGTAACTGTATTAGCAACAGTGATGTTGGCAGTTTGAACTCCAATTGAATCCGGAATTACAGCCTGTACTCCGTTTATAAAACTATTTAAACTTTTACGAGTTGAGTCGTTCCAAATGTCACCCTCAGTAGATCCAGTTGCACTTTGTGAACCTAATCTTATTTGTGATCCGCTGCTTGTTCCGTTAATTAAAAGCCAAGTTGAAGAACTAAAGCCTGATGCGTTTAAGTAAAGCCTACCAGCCGCACTTAAACCAGCCACGTATGAACCATTGGCTGCAACCTTAATAGCATTGCCGCTGTTTGAAGCGTTGCCAGTTTCTATATAAATGTTGTGGTCGTTTCCTGACCTTCTACCTATATCAAGAGAAGCAAGGTTATCACTCCCTGGAGTTGTACTATTGTAACCAATGTAAACAGTGTCGCGATCACTTCTTGTTTCAAAAAGCTTTGTGTTGCTTTGAGAACGAATTACAAAATGAGTAGACGAGCTGTTAAGCATGTTAAACTCATTGGAGATTCCCAGCGTAGTAGATGGCGTACTTGATCCAATAGAACCAAAAAGAGCAAGCCTTGTCGTTACCAAGTTTAAATACCCTGTATTTGAACTGTGATATATGTGTGATTGATAAGTTGGAGATCCACCACTTACGCTTGCAATTCCAAAAGACAGAACAGCACTCCTGTCACCCGTTGTATGAGTGTTAATGAGTTCTAGGTGCGGCTTAAACAATGCTGCGTCCGATAAGCTTGTTGTGACCCTATCAATTCTGACTGTGCTGGGAACAATACTTGTAGGAGTTACAGTTGTATTTCCGATCCAACCTGCATCTGTTGCATCGTCAATTGTAGATGATCCTGTAATTGTTTTTGATACGTTATGGGCTGCTCCATTTATCCCTCGCGTAATTTTAACTTGAGTTACGCCACTAGGAAGAGTCCACGATAAAGAATTGTATTTCGACCCACCAGTATTTGATGTCGATAAAGTTAAAGGAGTATCGCCGTAGATAGTATTTAAAGAATAAATTTTATATTCTCTAACCTGATTGGTGCCAATAAAGCCGTATGTATTCGGTGTTACGGTAACTCCACTACTCCAAGTAGAAAATCCAACATCATAAAAGTCACCTGACACATCTTGTCCGTGGGTGGGACCGCTTGTTGGATGTGTAATTTTTGCACCATAAGCTCCTATACCTGAGAATGTATGTAGAAAAATATAGCTGCCACCTGAGCTAAGAGTAACCCCATAGGTGTTGGGGCTTGATGAATAATATATTGCACCACTAGGGGTGAGCGCCTTTCCATAAACACTAAAATTATAGGTTGTTGACCCACTAAAGGTCTGGCCCCAAATAGCCTCTGCTCCAGAATCGTTTGAAGTGCTGTTAAAAACATAAGGACCAGTTGTTGATCCAACAAACTGATAAGCCCAACTTGAGCCGTTATCAAAAGAGATTCTTGCCACTGCGTTTGTGGCACCTCCGTTATCGGTCCAGTTTATTTCTGCATCGTATTGCCCTGTGCCCGTATCATCAAAACTGGCCGTTGCCGGAGTTCCACTAACATAATCCGTTCCGTTAATATTTTTTATAGAATCTACTTCTAGAAGAATTGTTGTAGTGACTTCAAAAAGACTACCAAAACCCTGATTTATATATTGAGCCGTGGCATCTGAAAAAGCAGTAGGCCCTGTGCCTAGCGTATATTCACTCGGCCATGCTGTTGTACTCTCTGTGCTGCTCCAGCCGCCATCTTCATAGCTAGTTCCCGAAACAACTGTCGAATCATTAAAACCCGCTCCGTTTATTTGTTTTTCTATTAAGAAATGAGTTGCATTAGTAACGTCAGACCAAGACAAGTTAAGCGAAAAGCTTGATGAATCATTTAAAGTGTCAGTGAAGCTTGTATTAGAATAAAACTGTGATTTGTAATAAGTGCCGTTAGTAAAAATTAAAGGATAAATATTATAATCAATCGTTTGCCCGCTGGCTGAATAACCAGACCCGCTTGTATTTTGATTTGCAGGTAAACTTGACGGAGCAGAAAGTTCAGCAATCGCAGTTACCGATCCAGTTACCGAAGGGGCAGCTGTCTCAGCTGTTTGAGTTACACTTCCAACTGTAACATTATTTATCGTAGCGTCTGTTATGGCTCCTACGTGTAGTGGATTTAAAGGTGTTACCTGTATGCCTAGAGAGTCGCTTATTTTATTAAATACAAGATTCTCATCCGCTCCCGCGACACCGCCATCGTTAAACTGAAGTTGAGTATCACTTCCAGCAACGGAGCCACCGCCTGTTTGATCTACCCACTCTGTATCAAAATCTGTATTGGAGCTTTTAGCCAATACTTGCCCAGTAGTGCCGCCCACTGGGACTCCTTCTCCAGGGTCACCTTGCGGTCCCGAGGCACCTTGCGGGCCAGTGGCCCCTGTTGCACCGGTCGGGCCTTGAGGGCCGGTTGCTCCGTCTGCTCCTGCAGGGCCGGTCGGACCTTGAGGGCCAGTCGCTCCAGTAGGTCCTTGTGGTCCAGTTTCCCCTTGAATACCTTGTATTCCTTGAGGACCTTGAGGGCCAGTTTCACCAGCTGGTCCTGCTGGGCCTTGTATTCCCTGGGGACCTTGTGGGCCTGTCGCGCCAGCTGGACCTTGCGGTCCCGTGGCACCTTGCGGGCCAGGCAAAAGCGTTTCATAAACTTCTATCGTACAATTTTCTTCAGATGCCTCTACACAATGAGGAGCAACATTGGTTTCAGTAACCGTAATCTCTCCACCACCAAAATCAACTACATCGATACTCATGTTCTAGTAACCTCTGGAGAAACGGTTACGGTTCCCTGTAAAATTCTTTTTACTGTGCCATCATCAAATTCAAGCTCTATATCATAATATTGAGTAGATGGTGCTGAGAGTGCTGCAGTGTCCTCGTCGGACATACTCCAGTAGATTTTCCCTAACGCTGGGTTTGCGTCTATAGTAAGAGTAAAATCTTTAAAGGTAGAGCTTGCAATTGTTGGGCGCATTTGACCACGCACTTCTGCTACATCAGACATATTTATTGGAGTACCATTTGAATCTTTATAAATAAGTGTTTTTGAAAAAGTAGCACCCTGTTCAATAGTGATGTTGTATGAAGCACTAGCCATACGCACATAATAACACCTAATCTAATTGACGCTATACGGCGGCATTTTTCATGTTAAACTTTTATCTAGGAAAAGGAGGGTCATAAAAATGGCTCTAAATGAAACATCAAAACCTTGGTACTTGTCTAAAACTCTTTGGGTTCAAGTTCTAGCAATCGTTGCAATCATAATTCCCGCTAGCGCTGAGTTTATCAAAGAATATTTTGCAGAAGCAGGAATGGGCTGGGCATTAATAAACATGGTCCTTCGTCTTATCTCTAAGGATAAAATCGAAATCGGTTTTAAAGGATAGTTTATGTGGGAAGCGATTGGAGGCTGGGGAGTATTTTTAGCAGAAATAGCCAAATATATTGGTTTAAAAAAACTAAGAGAGCACTCTGATCGCTATGAAGAGCTTGAAAAAGAATTGCTTAAAGAAAGCCAAAAAGACTACACGCAACGAGACGACCTTCGTTTCGTTGCGCTTAGCAAAGAAATGGCTATCGTTAGAGAAGCTTTTCTTAGGGACATGCAGCTAAAGGATAAGTAAATAATGATAAAGTCTAAAAGCGCCTTTGTGTGTTTTATAATTGTACTGGCTGCCATGCTCCTTCTTTCATGCTCCACAAAAGACATTTACGCACGAGGCGCGCTATTCGAAACTGTGCTTAGACCATATCCATCTCACCCTAATAAACTTGTTAATCAAAGGTGCGCTAAGTACGACAAGGGTCAATGCGTAGAGCTAGACCATAAGGTATTTGATTTAAGTGTTTGGGAAGATCGAAAGCAATTGCTCGATTTGAAGTTTATTTGTAACGTAGCAGGACAACGCTTTGGTATTTGTCATAGTGACAATGGCCTATGTCAGCTCGGTCCTTATGGAAAAAAACCTTGCTTATTTTGTTCAAGGCCCGTGATCATCATTAAGCGATTAGATCTTCAAAAAGACTTTCAATACATAATCAATTCTAATGCTATTTGTGCTGCACAAGATTCCTTTATCGGGCAAAGGTTGTTTTTACAATGAACAGGATTGATCCAAGACCATCTCTTGATGTTTGCGTTGAATGGGCGCTAAAGTCTGGTGTGTCTGTTAGGTTTTTTACCCAAAGATCAGGGATGCAGCAATTTTACTGTTGCAATCTTGAAACAAGAATAGGGTCAAAAATAAAAACTTACGAAATAAAAGAGCCGTATTTAAGCGTGTGTTTAAATCACATCGTAAAGAATTATAAACAAATTTTTATTGAGTTAAGTTGCCCTCCTTTAGTTCTTGGGCGTAAGGTTAAATAATGAAAAAAATATTAGCTTTAATGCTTGTTATGCAAGCAAATGCGTTTAGTAAAAAAGTAGAACTTTCAAACACAATTGAGGTTGTGCCTCAAGGCTGGTCGGCTTGTAAGTCTCGTGTCCATAATAGAGGAACACCCCCCACTTGGTTCTTAGATGAGGTGCTAGCTTGGGGGAAGGTTGCTTCAGATAAACACTTTGAAGCTAATGCAGTTTACGATATTTACTCATCAGTAAAACCTCAGCTTGGGCCTTATAAAAACAACAAGCATCGCAGAGCCGTAATGCTTGAATCCCTTAGGGTACTCGGCGGTTTTGAAAGCTCTTGGCGCCATACGGCAGGAGTAGATACGACAAACGCAACCAGCATGGCAAATAAGTGCGGTGAAGAAGCGGGCATTTTCCAAACATCTCAGAACGCAACGTACTTTGGAACGGATTTAAAATTTATGCAGATTGATATGTGTAAAGACTACACACAAAAAACAATTTGTTTGAATTTTATAGCGTGCTCAAAGGATAGCCCAGGAAACAAGGCCAATAGAAAATTTGTATACGATTTCACAAGTCTATTACTTAGAAGAACTGTTAATCACCATGGTCCAGTTAAGAGAAAAGAAATACACAAGTGGTTATCTCGTGCTTGTGTAGCTGAATTTGAATCTAAGCTATAATTTATTCTTGTTTTTCAAATGGGTCTTTGTTTTTAGCTGAAAAATAACCCTCAAGCCTTGCTAGAGACTCTCTAACTTTAGCCAATTGTTCTACAATTTTAGAGTCTAGACCCTCATGTCTCGTTCTTAAATCATTGATGTCTGACTGTGTTTCTTGATTAGCTTTAATTGCACCATCTGTTTTGCCTTCAAGACGAACAAGCCAAACAGCTAATCCAACGATAGACAATATAAATGGCCAATAACTAGAGACGACACTTTCCATTAGATTGTGAACTTCCCATTATAATGAGAAAGGAGAGGCGAGCCTTCCTTTAGCTTATCTATGATTGATTTATAATGCGCATAGTCTACGGCTGGGCATCCGAAGCTTCTACCTGAAACAACTTTATTTGAATCTTTTACATAATCACTGCCATGAATAACTATAAGGCGTTTTCTGGCGTTACTATTTGTATCGTTAAGACCATCGATTCGTAAAGAATAGCCATTGCCGCCGTTGTACGTTTCGGCGCATTTAAACAATCCTAAGCAACTCATATTAGAGCCACTAATATTTGACACTTGTCTGCAATTTCCATCATGGGGTGATCCATTCTTGCCGCCAACACCATGAGAGACTTTATGAGCTTCAAGCTTCTTTAGCTTTGTGTCGTAGATAAAAAGCCTGTGATTTTTAGAGTTTATAGAGTAATCAATTTCTGCAATGTATCTAGGGTTAACGAATTTACCACTAGCCTTCATAGCTGCATACACGCGCTGTACTTGCTTGGGAACTTCGGTATTTGTATTATCTACCTTAATTTCTTCAATCGCTGGTTTTAAAATTCCAAATAACTCGCTTAGCCAATCAAAAAAAGCTCTCATTTTTCTAGTGTAACTGATTTTTATGATTAGACTATGTTCCATGAGATTTCTTAGCTTGTTAAGTTTTTTATTGCCTATTTTATTATTTGCTCTTGGCGGCTCTTCAGGAAGCAAATACTCAAACAAATATGATCCATCAAAACTTCCCCCAATCCCCTCGTGCATAGTTAAGGTTAAAAATACCGTAAAAGTTAAAGGCGTATTAGACGGCAAGGGATGTCTTTATAGGTGGACTGGAAAATATGCAGACAAATGTCATGCTGAAAAAGAATATTCAGAAAACGTTCCAAGCATGTTTGACATGGAGCCAAATAGCACAATTAAAAACATGCACATTGAATGCTCTCCTGACGGCATAACCACAAATGACAACACGACAATAGAAAACGTTGTCGTTAGAGACTGCGAAGAAGACTGTTTAAACACTAAAGGAAAAAATATTACTATTAAAAATAGTAAGTTTTATTTTGGCCAAGATAAATGCTTCCAGATGAACAAAGCCGAAAACATTAAAATCACCAACAATGAATTTAATTATTGTGCTAGAGGAATATCTGGAAGTGGAGCAACTCAGGGTGGAGCCCGAGGCGTTATAATAACAGGTAATAAATTTTTAAATAACGATATAGCTATACGAGCACAATCCAACCATGAGTTTTTTATAAAAAATAATACCTGTAAAAACTCTAACGAATTTCTAGAAACTGTTGACAAAGCTGTCATATACGATGGCGGCCTTCATAAACTTGAAGGGTGCGAGTTTTTAGCAAAAGACGGAACAAAAAACGTTAAGCCTTGGAAAGAATAAACCTATCTTGCCATTCGGCCATTATTTTAAGTCCAGGCGCGCTGTACAATCCAAGGGGTGATACATAAGGCTTGCCAAGTCCCGCAAGATCCGAGAGATCACATTTAAATCTTTTTTCAAAGTCTGCTTGATAGCAAAGCTCGCTACAATAAAGAGCCTCTACCCCTAGTGTAAAGCTTAAATCATAGTCTGCGTTTGAAAACTCAAGCGCTTTTATTGCCATTTCCTTTCCATAATCATCGTCGCTATCTTTTAATCTCAATAAACAAATACGCGTTGATTGCTTGCAAAATTTATCAACATTTACAATGTCAAACCCATTAGCCGTCATTTCAGCAATCTTATCTGTATCTACCACAATGGCTGCGTGCGAGTATTTTCCACCTATCAATAAGTTTGTAAGATGTCCTGAACTTTTTGAAAGCAAAACATCCCCAGCCTTCATTCCATCCCTTATTCTTTGTTTAAAAAAATAAGAAGGCCCTGTAGCTGTAAAAAAAGTTATATTCGGAATAACATATTTAAGCAGGAACCTGTAGAAGCGAGTAGACATGAGCCAAAGGATAAACTTTGTTTTCATGTTTATAGAATATCATAATTCATTCGCCCTCAATCTTGAACGCAGCGCCAGCGTTGAGTCGCGTGATGTATTCGATACATTCGTTAAAACCCCTGTTGTCTGCGTCGTCTCTTGGCGTAGCGCTTCTCTTCTCAGGCAGCCTGATATTGCGCGAGGCTTGGCCTGCAAGAAACATAGCCTTGGCCATATCCTTAGGCATAAAAGACGCATTAACGTGCTCTGATCTAAATTTGTTATAGGCGTCTTCAAACCCCTCGCTCGTCGGTGCGCTTTCGTGCGTGAGATTTAACTCCTCAAGTAAATCTAATTGCCCATGGTAATAAGCAAAATCAAGATCATCGAAAGTGTTCTTTGAAGATTTATTTGCATCAACATATTTCTTGTTACGCTTAAGTAATTCCTCATCGCTAATATCCAAGTGCCTCTGCGCGGGGGGTTGTTTTGTGGTCATTCTGCTTCCTCGGCTGTAAATCCAAAGTGATTTATGCCAGTGGAAAACTGTGCATCTTCATTATCTACATTTCCCATCTTGGCTTGTTCAATAGCTTCGTCCCTAGATTCAGCTTCTACTTCACCCTCACAATGCCACTCTTGTGGATTAAATCCGTTCTCGTTACTCATTTTCTTTCCTTAGAGTTCTCAATAAAATTCCACCAAAGTATCAATAAAATAACCGTAAAAATTAGATAATAGCCAAGCCAGCTCATAACTGCACGACACCCTTTTTAAGGAGGTATCGAACAAGTTCAGCCTTTGTAGTCTTCTTCTTTTTGGCAGCCGTTCTCAACAACTGATGCAAGCTCCTGGGAAGCCTAAATGTTTCAGGTACTGTTTTTTCTGTAGTGCGTAGCATTTGTGTAGCTTTAATGTAGCTACAACAACAAATCAAGCTAAATAAGCTGCCACTTTTTACCGTCTAGCGCTAAATTGGCTATAGCCGTTTTAAACCTAGAGTCAGCTGACACCTTTGAATACTCTATATTAAAGAGTAGTGACTTAGGGGTATATCTCGAATAACTCCCCTGACTTTTTACTTGCTCAGCTAAGTAACAATAACAAGACTGCTTTGAATGATAGCTTCTGAGGGACACCTTTAGCCCTATGGCCTTAGCGTAACGAATAATCTCGATTACTGTTGATTTAATTCCAGGCTCTCGTTCGCAAATTTCTACGTTGTCAAAATCAACACCAAAAGCACCCGAGGACTTAATCCTATCAAGCCTTGATTTATAAATGCCCAATAGCGCAGAATTTGGCTTTAGCCACTTTTCCCCTGGCCACCCAGAGACATTACTGCCAATAGAAGCGGATGGAAATTTAGACTTATCTTTTCTCCAGCTTTCCCAAGTGCCAACCGAACAATAAGCGAATAATAGCGTTTTTGATTTTGAGGAAGCCACCCAAGACAACTTAACCTCATCTAGATCAAAAAAAACATGTTTGTAATTAATTGATTTTGGAGTTCCTTGGTATTGGACAAAAAATTCATTCATAAAAACCTCATGCTAAAATTGTTTTTTTTAATACAGGAAGGTGGTCTTGCTGTATTTTAAAGCGAGGATTTAGCCCACGCTCTATCATCTTTAAGTAGCAAATCATTTCATTGCAGGCGTTGAGATTCATTAGAATCAGTCGCTTTTCGTAGTGACTTGGCCCATCGGCAAGCTCTTCTTCTAGCACTGCTTTTCGGTCGTAAACTACCTTAAAAGCTTGATCTAGGTCCATACGCTACGGCTGCCAGTCTGTGATGGGTATTTTTGCAAAAAATGAAAGTACTTGTCCTGTTACAAAGTTTGAGTTCCCCAATAATTTAGTTAAGCCAGGTCTAGAAGCGTCTTGAAGGCCAAATGTAACATAAGCAGTTGAGGCCTCCGCAAGCACAGAAAAGCTTCCAACTGTCGCCGCGCTTTTAAATAAAACTCCAACATTTGAAATAGTTGGAAGAGTTGAAATAGGAGTTGCTGGAAGACTAACTCTTGCCTCCACCCCCGTCGTTGTTCCGCAAGTGAATGTAGCGTTGAAATCTATATAAGAACCAACACGGCACCAGTAACAATTCTCAACCGATACGGTTCCAAAACCAGTAAAAGTTGGGGTGTAATCTACTAGGCCAGTATTTGTTTTATGTTCAACAATTGACCAGTTCGTACCGTTACTTTCTACAGTTAAAACTTCTCCATTTGTTACAAGCTTATAACTCCCAGAAGCTATACCCCCTATGGTTTGCGCACTTGTTGTTGCCAAACTGTAAACTTCAGTAAGAGAAGTTCCAGCGTGAATTATCGTGACCCTTTTCCCAGCGTTACCTACAGCCGTGTAAAGCGTAGCTGTAAAAGAGGCCCCCGAATAAGAAACAGTATCATCTCCAGTCGTTATTGAGTCTGTGCTAGTAGCAGCTCTAAAACTTCTAGCTCCCGCAGCTCCAATGAAATTGGTCCACGCTCCATTCTCATAACCTTCAAACTTATTGCTAGTTAAGTTATAGCGAAACACTCCATTGCCAGCCGTAGGTCTTTGGCCATCTGTACCGTCAGGAATTTTTATTCCGCCTGTATCGCTAACATCTAAAACACCGCTGGCTTTAGTTAGTTCAATTCCATTTATTTCTATGCCGTTAATGAAATCGATTTTACCACTAGCTGTTTGATTGTCCGTTCTTGAAATAAGCTTGCCGTTTAAGTTCGCACTTGTGAGAGGTGATTTAAAAGCTACGGTCATATTTAATCTACTTTCCTAAACGTCAAAAGCTCTGTCTCGTAATAACCACTTAGGCCCTTATCGTAGAGTTCTTTTAGTCTCATTGTAGTACCAGTTTTTGAAGCAACGTTAGCATCAAGAACTAAATTTATGTAGCTCGATGCAACATCTACGTCGGGCATAAATTCTATTTTGTTTTTTTTGTTTATGTAGGTCAAGAAATCTAAAGCAGCAGCCACCCCGCTTGCATTGTTTATAATCGGGCCGCCACTTGGCTGAGAAATATCTGTTATGAAATTGATATTGAACCTAGTCATGTAGGTATCGCCAAAGGTAATTAGCTCTTGTCTGCCTGTAACCGTCTCATTCACAGTAGCACTTTGCTGCTCAATGAAATTCTCATAGGGCACGTAGCTTTGTAACTTGTATTGTGGGGTGTAGACGCTACAACAGGCACTGGCTGCTACGAATGAGGTATCTGTATCGTCTGCGACAGTTGAAAAGCCAAGCGTTGCAAAAGCACTCTCAACAGCGTTAGTTCCGCTATTGAAAAGCATCTCCATTGATGCGCTGGGGGTGATGGTTAATTTTCTCGTGCTTCTATCGAAAGTGCAGGTATAGGTAAAAGCGCCCGCTGCATTTAATTGCAACGCCACCTCGGTAGCTATTTCTTCAGGCGTATAAGTGCCGTAATCAAGTGTTGCGGTTAACTCTCCGCCACCCTCGTCGAAGTCCATTTTGCAATTATCTTCTGTTATTTCTATTCCGTAATAGAACTTTGAGTATGTTTGAATCACGATACAGCCCCTCTAGCTAAAATAATGCCATCGTTACCAAAGGCTTCGTTAATAGATTCGGCAATCATTATGCCGAACTCTCGTTTATCGCCTACAACGTTACCCTGAACAACTACTTCAATGTTCGTAGCGCGCTCTCTTTGTTCTGTTTCGTTTTGTGCAACGGTTGAGTCACCAACGGCGCCCGTAGTTCCTTCCGCTCCACCACCCGATGTTGCGCCACCAGCGGAAGCGCCACCACCACCGCCTGCTAAGGCAGATAAGACGCCACCAAATACCATCAAAGCCAAGCCGCCTGCAATCATACCTGCTCCACGTGCTGGGTCGTTATAAACAGTTGCTAAGCCTAATAGGAAATAGAACATACCTAATTGAGTTGCCATTTGACCGAACATACTAAGCAACGCTTTACCGAAAGCTTCAAACGCATTACCGCCATTTACAAGTGCAGCTCCAACAGCGTTCATGGCGTTTTGTACGCCGTTAACCATAGTCGTGAACAATCCTTTTTTAAGGTTTTCCTTTAACTTGTCTTGGTTTTTGCTGAAGTCTTCCATTTTCTTGGTAACTTTGTCGAAAAAGTTAACGTAAGCAAAAGTTACAAGATCGAGAGATTCTAATGTTTCGGCAGTTTTTTCAGGAGACAGATTTAATCCCGCTCCACCTGTCATTGATTCAGGCAAGCTTTCTTGAATTATTCCTTCAGATGCAGAGACGCTTTCAAGGAATCCGTTTACAAAGTTTTGTGCTGACTCTGTTCCAGTAGTGCTAAAAATATCACTCATGTCCATTGAGTCTGCAATTTGACCCTTAACCAATTCAGCAGCGCCCGCAAAGTTACCTGAAAAAAACTCGACAAATGTAGCGCTTAATCTAGCTACAGTTTGAATAGCGTCGCCAATAGCGTTTATTATAAATTCAATTACAGGACCAACTACTGTAATTATTCCTTGAGCAAAAAAGCCTATGCCCATAAGTATTGGCTTAAACACATCTCCAGATTCTTCTCTAAATCCTGCTAAGCGACTTGTCATAGACCTAATTGCATCGGTAACAAACGCAAATGCTCTTCTTAGTGCGTCACTCTTTGTAAAAAAGAATCCAATCTCTTCTAGTACGTCGCCCCAAGCGTTTTTCATTTGAGTTAAACGCCCAGCATATGTGTTTGCAGCGGCAGCGGCAGAGCCACCGAATTTTTGTGATACCAATTCAATAGCCTTACCAGCTTTTAATTGTTCTTCAGTTAAGTTGCGAATCTCGGGGACAAGCTTAGCTAAACCGCCTGCAGTTCCACTAAGTGATGCGCCTAATTGTCTGATAGCTGTTTCAGCAGAAGTTCCTAAAGCGGCAGACATATTTATTGCCGCCATTGTTACTTCTTTTGATTGCGCGTTTGTTTTTGTAAACGCGGTAGCAAGAGCTAGGTAAGAAATAGCAGCATCATCCGCCACAGTAGTTGTGTTTTGTATTTCACTAGCGAACTTTTGAAAGTCTGCACTAGAATCAGCAGATAACCTACCCATATTCCCTAAGGCATGGTTCATTCTAGCTAGAGCTGATTCGGTTTCAATAGCCGCCGCAATCCCAGCACTTAACCCCTGTTGAACAAGATAGGTGGCAATAGCCGCACCCGCTGCGGCAGCCGCAACGCCAATACCGCTAATGGATTTAGATAGCGACCCGAAGCCACCGCTTTCTCCACCAGCGTCTTTTGCAGTAGTCTCAATTTTTTTAATCGAGTCTTCGGCTGACTTGGTATTCGCTTTTACTTCGTAAACAATTTCGTTATCAGCCATAAGTTTTATTCTACGCTCCCTAGTACCTTTTTCAAATCCTGCACGGTTACAACCCGTTTATTTTGATCTGGAAAGGCTTGTTTATAAACTTGTCTATGAAGTTTTTGGCGGCCTTCTTTTTTAAGCATCGGGTAATCCGACACGTTCATGGCCCTTAACATTTCTTGAGCCTCTAAAATAAGTGCAGCCTCATAATAAAGCGAATGATCTTCTAACGGAAGGTCTTCAGTGTCTTTAAGCGACCAAGAAAAAAAACGACAAATCTTTGCCGTTCTATATTCAAACTCAGTTAGCTTTTTTTTTCAGCAATCTTAGGAATTAACGCTTCTACAATTTCTTGTAGAGATTCAGCGTCAATGTTCCAGCTTACGTCTGTAGGCAATCCTAGCAACTCTAGAAAAGTAACAATAGCTTCAATGGACTTTTCGTTGCTCTTACTGAAATCGTTAATCTGTTTTGTCGTAGGTTTAGCTACGAGGTAATCTTTACCCTCGTAGCTAACCTTAATTGATTTCTTTGTGAGGTTAATTGCGCTCATGAGATCAAACTACACTAATTTTATTAAGTTACACTAGCAAAACTTCCAGTAGTTGCATTTCCAATAACACCAAGACGCGCTTGATCAGCCTTAGTTGTGTCAGGATAAATCATAAAAGCAATAGTCAATGTGCTAGGGTTCTCACCACTAAACACAAATGACTCTGGCTTAGGATATGCCTTCCAAAAAGTAATATCTTCACTGTAATCGTTTGATGCTTTTGTTACGGGGTGCAATGTGAGCTTGGCAGCTTGGCCTAGTACTTGCGTGAAATCGCGACCGCTTCCCCAACCAACAACGGCAGATGCTCCACCACTTGCTGTGATGCTTTGGCCTGATTGCTCAAGCATGTACTTCACAAGTGCGCGGTTAGTTTCTTTCAATGTGATAGAAATCTCAGCGCGTTTTCCAGTGCGAATACCAGAAAGAACGTTTGTTCCCTCTTGGTGCGCTGTTACGTCCACAATATCTTCAACAAACGTTAATTCAATGTCGCCTTCAGTGAACCCAAGCGCACTTGCGCTCCAAGTTACTTCCATTGGCTGTACTAATACGTTACTGACTGTTCCCATGATTTATAATCCTCCTGCTAAGTGCATATTTCCATTAAACAACTAAAAGTTATTTCCAACAATACAAGGTTATCATTACTTGGTGCATAGGGTTTAATTGTGCAGCTATTGAGATAAATGTTTTTTATCCCAGCGCCCAATCTGTTGTCCGCATTTAATACGGTGCCAAGAATTGCATCATACGCAGCCATTGCATCGTCAATCGCCGTAGCAGGATAACGATAGCCTTTAAAAAATACCCTAATAACACAGTCGTGCTCCAAGGGTTGTGATCCGTTTGTATAGGTACCACGACGACCTCCCGTTGGGGTGTCTATGTGGTAGCTCCTGTTTATAATTGTCGAAGGAATGTTGTCGTAATTAAACGCATCTTTCCATTCATTGAACTTTAGGGCGTCCATATGGGTGCGAAAATAGGGTCTAATTAAGCTAAGACTCATCTGCGTGCAACAAACCCGAACGCGGGTTCTATTCCTTCGTAGTTTTCTGCCTCGCCGTCGCCATCAACGTCAATGCGAAGTAGTGCTTTCTTGCGGTACTCCTGCATTTTACCATTGTAGTATTTAGCCTTAACGGCAAACACGTCATCAACGGCATTAGATAAGCCCTCGAATATAAGTTTAAGGACTAAAAACGTACTCCAAGATTTAACCTCTTCAACGTCAACAACTGCGGCCTTGGTAAATGGGTTGCCGTTAACATCAACGTAACCCTCTTTATCGAGCCACTTAAGTATGAGCGTTTGAGCGCGTCTGTGCATATCTAAAAAGGAACTCCTACCGTCCACTACCCATTTAAGTATTTCAGGCTCGTGTAAACGTAGGTCTTGATCTGTAGAAAATAAGTTATCTTGTGCTTCTGAGTAAACAGTAATGTCTTTTTCAACTTCTGCGCTCGCATAAGGACAGTTCTTTTGAACGTATAGCGTGACTGTTTGCACGCCGCTTGCGGAATAAACCCAATCAACAAAGCCAGCCGTTGCTGTAATAAAATTAGAGCTTGCTGTTGGTTTAATACGAATAAGATCGAAGTCGCCATCAACAGGTGCAATGAATGATTTAGTGCCATTAAGGCGCGTTTTGTCGCCTACTTGTACGATGGGTTCAACTTCTAAGATAGGAAATACAGCCATATTTATAAAAATCGGGGGCTAGGATACCAGCCCCTAACCCCCGAAACTCCCTCACCCTTTTTTTAATTAAGAATTAGGAACAACAAAAGTTACAAGAACCTTTGCTTTGCCTGCAGTAAGAGGTGCAGTAGCGATAGTCAAAAGACAATCGTCACTTGTAGCCCCAACAACAATAGCAGTATTGTCACTAAAAATTGCATCTTGTGAATAAGAAGCAACCGCAGCGTTAGCCGCGTAGTCTGCGTCGTTAGCAGTAGTTCCAAACTTTGCGCTAGCGCCAGAACCTACGAAAGGAGTCTGAACGATAACGTGAGAAGAAATTCTCACTGCGCCAGTAGGAAGAACTGAGCTGTTAGCCTTAGCAGAAAGGTTGATAACGCCAGTAGCGCCACCGTCTTCTGCGAAGTCATAGCTATACTCTTGAACAAGAACTAAGTTTTTTTCGTGTGCCATTTTATTTAATCCTCGTCTTTCTTAAGAGATAGAAACAACGCGTTTGTTGTCTAGAAGCTTAAAGCCAGCCAAGATGTCAACGTTTACACGCGCTGCGCGAATACCTTGAACGCCTAGGTCGAATACTTTAACGCTAATATCTTTTTGAGCTGCCATTGTGAAGTAACTTCTGTGGAAGAAGTAACATACATCGCCAACTTCAGTTGTCATGTGGGGCATGAATCCAATCAAAGGATTAGAAATTGCTCCAGAGCTTACTACGTTCGCGCCGCTGACATAGTCAGAGCTGGAGAAGTTAGCAATAGAGAGCAAGTCGTTCATTTGGTTAGTTCCAAGAACACAGTGACGGTTTTCTTGAGGAACGTCTTGAGCATCAAGAAGTTTCTTCGCAGCAACCATCTTAGCGAGATCAAGAACAACACCAGAAGTATAACCGATAGTGTGATCAGGAGCTGAAGCGCTAGGAAGAGTAGCGTCGATGATGATGCTTTGAACTTTCTTCAAGATTGCATAGATAGCAAGGTTTTGAAGTTGGTCCATAGCAGGCAAGCTTTGAAGAGAAGCTTTATCAGTTACGATAAAGTCTTTTACAAGGCGCTTGTTAATAACGAGAGATTGTTGAGTAACTGTGATTGCATCAGCGTCGTTTGCAGCGCTTTCAGCAAGTTCAGTTGCATCAGAAAACTCAGGGAATTGACTGATTTTAACAGTGTCTCCGAGGTTTTTGATTTCGCCTTCCCAATCTTTGGATACGATAGAGTTGAACGGAAGTTCAGCAAGTAATGATTGATACCAGTTTGCTGACCAGATTTGTGGAACAATAACTGTTAAATTACCAGCTGTGTCCATGACTTGGTTTGCCATATTGTGATTATCCCTTTCTAGTTTTTATATCTTCCCAGATAGTTGGGCTTGATATTGTTTATGTGCAGACTCATACGTGGAATAATCACCCGATTGCATGGCCTCTTTCCTTAGTTTAACGATTTTTTCTAAAGTTACAACATCGGAGTTTTGTTTAGTAGTCTCAGGAATTTTAGAATTTACCTTCCCTACACTTTTCCCGAACCAGTGAGGCTTAAGAGTTTTAAGTCTTTTCACTGCATCGTCGGCACCAATAACGTTAATGCGACCAGTGCTTGTAGTTTCGACTTCAACGTCGTTCCAGTTAAGGAGGTCGATGTCATCAAGTGCGGTATCTAAAACGCCTGCTTTCATAGCGGCTTCGCGGATAGCTGACATTTTTTTGTCAGTTACAACGGCCTTAGTTAGCTTTGTTCTTTCTTCGCGCTCTTGATTAGCTTCGGCCTCTTTAAGCTCAGCAATCTTTTGCCATTCTTGTTTTTCTTTTAGGCTCTGCAATTCTTGCTGCTTCTTTGTAGATTCGATTTCCTTAAGAGCTTTTTTGTACTTATGCATGTCCTGCATAACCTTTTCGTAAGCTTCTTTTGAAACTACTTTAGGCTCTTCTCTAGGTGGATCGACCACGGTATCATTAGGCAAAGCGTTATTATCGTCCGTGACGTTGTCGTTTTCTGTACTCATTTTTAATTCCCTCCAAGAGCTACCAGCTCTTTTCAAGTAGGTACAACCTTACTTGATACTTCTATTTATAATGTCTTTTAATTTGTTAATCAATGCACGGTCTATTGTCACAGTTAAGTATTCGCCTGAAGTGTCTGGGATGAATTTACGTTTAGGCATCTTGTCGGTGCCCTCTTGGTGATACGAAGCAAGTTCAACCATTTCAGGATCCCAAATACCAACCTCGAGTTTGCCGTAACTTGCTTTGAACTCTAGCGCTCCAAGCATACGACCAGACAAGAATAAGTTTACAGGACGCACGTTCTTTGCGTGCTCAAGCCACCCCTTTTGAATGGCCTCAGTGTAAGATTTTGAATACTTCTCAAAGCGTCGCTCACCCCGCACAGGAGATATTCCACGCTCGAGAGACAACTTCATTTCTTTAACTGCCACACGACCCAGCTCTTCTAGATTGCGCACAGATTTAAGCGACTCAAGCAAACGGTCAAAAGAGCCGTGTTTAATTGTTACGCTCATTTTAAATACTTCTTTAGTCCCATAGCGGTGACTACTTTTAGAAGTGATGGGTTAGCCATTACAGCGCCCTTTAGTAAATACTCTTCCTCTACGCCCGTTAGGTCGATAAGAGCAGTGAAGAAGTCTTCGCGTGTTTCCACGGTTTCAAGAGCTTCTTCTATTTCTTCTATGTCTAAATCATCGACCACTTCAGCCACCGCTTTCTCGGCCAAGATGGCCTCTATTTCTGAATTGATTTCTTTTTTAAACGATTCGCCCGCATCGGGTAAAAATCGCCTTAACGGCAACATTGATTCGCCAGACAGGTTATTGTGCCCATCGGCTTTAGGAGCTTGATCGCCAAATACGCCAATCTTTAGTCCTTCGTCTGTGAGTTCGTAATCAAGAGCTGAAAGCATATCGCCCTCGAAATCGAGGTTAGGCACGCCTGCTCGACCTGCTTCTTGTTTTTTAGTTTTGTATAATTTTGAGAGCGCGGGGAACTTTCCGTATCCCGCCACGGGTGACGTGCTCTCGGCAGTTGCGGCAAGTATCTGTTCAACCAAATACTCGCCGATTTCTTCTTTAACAGAATCAGGCGCGTCTATTTCTAGAGTTGTTGATGTTTCACTGCCAGAGGCTGTGGCATCAATCGCCTTGATCGTCATTTGTTTTCAAACTCTCTAGCAATGTCTTCGGGCTTAAAGCCCTTGCCAACCTTGCCCATTATTCTTTCTGCCGCTTCAGGCTCCATTTGGAAGCCTTCAATTATCAACTGAATCGCGCTATCCCTAGGAAGCTGTCCGTTTGCTACTGCGTTAATAACTCCAACTAAAGAAGTTATTTGAGCGCCGTTCAAGGCAACATCCTTAAGCATAGGTGCATCTGGGTTTTGTTTTTTAACGCTACTAGAGCCTTTGATTACTTCCCCTTTTTCTTCGGAGCTGGTTTCTTTGGCGCTGGCGCCGCTGCTTTTTTCTTCATCTTCTATTCCCTCACTTTCCTCGTTACCCTCTGGCGCTACTGACTCGCCTGTTATAGCTGCTTGAGCTTCGACTGCGGCCTTTAGAGCTTCTTCGGTAATTTCTTGTAACTTTTTCAAAAGCTGTTCATCGGTTAAGCCTGGATATTCCACTCTTAACATGTCGAGCTTAGACAAAAGTCCTAAGTCCTTTTTCTTTTTCATTATATCTAGTTTTTCAGATTCGGAAATGATTGTTACAGGTTGTCCGTATTTAACTTGTACGTCGAAATCTACGGGCAATGTAATGTTGGCAAGGTCGTCAACAAGTTCCTTGCTAGATTTAAGAACCTCAAGCCACTTAGAAAAGATCTTCCAAAAATGAGGCTCGTTATCTACAAAGATTTGTCTTTGATCTTCTATGTCTTCCATGGATTCAGCTTTATCGATCATCATTGCAATGCCAGAGGGGAATGTGCCCGCTCCGTTTAGCGTTGTAGATACGCCGCTTGTGGAAAGGTTGTTAGTTGTTAGGAGCAACGCCACGTAAAACTCAACAAGCTGACGTAGTTCATTCAAGGGCGGGTTAGCGCTCTCGAATTTAAACTCTGGCTTCGGCTCGTCTGTGTTGGCTTGCTCTAAAAGTACAATTTTGTTCGGGCCAAGCTTAATAGCGCGAGGAAGCTTGGGGCCAGTCATTACGACTTGTCCATAGCCTTGCGTGATAGCGATGTGAATAATGTTAGTGATCATTGAGTTGATAGAGATTGAGCCGTCAACTAAGTCGTCGCCACCTTGTGCCCAAAAAGAGTTGTCTTGGTCTTCTGCGTAGTTAACGAATGGCTTCACGCCGATAGGGTTAAGCCCAACTTCTGTAGTGGGCATCCCGTTCTCGTCAACAATTACGCCTTTTTCATTACAAGTGAAATGATACTTGTCAGACCAGAAAACAAACATGCCTTTGCCGAAGTTCTCTTGGTCTTTTGCAGAGTCAGCAATGAGGTTATCGTTGCCATCGCTATAAGGATAATTGCCATTCTCGTCAGGCTGTCTGATACGAATACTCGCGTCGCCTGTTGTGTAGTACATGTTTTTAGAGTGGCGGGGTGAGAAGTCAGAAAGAATATAGCAGCCTGCCAACTCCCTGTTATCGTCTAGTTCAACAACGTCATATAGATAAGCTGGTAGAACGGTAGGCTTGATCGTATATTTTTCATCACTTGGATCAAAACTAACTTTTCTTGGGGCGATAAACTGAACAGTATTTTTATCACGCTTGAGCCAACGGTTTGTTTTTTTGAATACCCTGTTAACATCGCACTCCTTTGTAATCTTAGTTAATGCTTCTGTTGCTTCTTCGTCTAGCTTGTCGTCAACGTACACTTCACGCTCGACACCATAGTTGTAAACGCGAGCAAGCTTATCTACTGCCTTGCGAGTAAAGCCAAGGTTAGTGATAGCGTATGCCATTTCGTTTACTGTATCTTGATCGAACTGTGCGCGAATGTGGCGCAACACATATTCCTTAGTGTTGTCTTTGTAGCACTGATAGAATTTATAAAACTTCTCTTTGCGATTGATGTTTTCAGTGGAGTTAATCTCGTCGATGATCTTTTTACGGACATCGCTTTTAAGTAAATCTTCTTCTGACTTGATTCTCATAAATATATGTTACCTGAACCTAACAGATTCTGCGCGGCTTGGGCGATTGAAGGGCGACAAAACGTCCACAAGATAATCCACGCCGTCACTTGCGTGAGTAAGCCTTGGGTCGTCTTTGGATTTCTCTAAGGTGACGGGATTTTGTTCAACGCTTAGGAAGTCTTTTCGTAGCCTGGGCATTGTGTCGGGATTGAATTTAATCCAACCCTTTTCCAGTTTGTTATTCATGTTTAGCTGGCGCTCTCTCATGCGGGGTGCGCTTAGACGCGACACAACATTAAAACCCTCTTGGCGTAGTATCTCGTGATCGGGAGCGCCTTTTGTGGAGCGTGCTTTGCCTGCGGGGTCTGGATAGATTGTGGAAATATCTGGGGTGTATCCGCGAGCCTTTAGGGCTTCACACATTTTGCGGGTATCGGCATTGCGCTCTAAATAGATTTCGTCAAAGCCCCTTAAGCCAGCTTGCGTGTCGTAATGCCAACAGGTTGCGGTCATATGGTCGACGTTAAAGTCTAGGCCAACAAGCACGAGCTTATTGTGGTCGCGAATAAGTGTGCGGTCTTCGTTAACCGAGGCGTTGTATGAGTAGTAAAACTGATTGCCATTCATGTTTACCCATTCGCCGTTAAGGTAGGCTTGTAGGGTGACAGCGTCGTAGGAAGCTCGAAGGGCTTCTATGTATTCGATGTTTAGATTCTCGATGTTATCCATTGTTTTTGCGTAGATAATTCGAGAGTTATTCATGGGCTTTTCTACGAATAGCTCGTAGAGATAGTTTCCTAAGCCTTCAGGGGTGCCAGAGCTGTAGACTTGCGGGCAAGGTGCGCCCTTAACCCTTACACGAGCCACACATTCGTTGTAGCGTCCTTTTGTCATTAGCGTGGCCTCGTTTATTCCCATATCAGATAAGTTAGGTCCACGAATTTTCTTCTCGGCTGTGAATAGATAGAGCTTACCCTTGCACCAAGGGAAGGAAAAAACGTGGTCTGTTTGGTGGTAACGATAAGGTACTTTGTTGTCTTCAAAGATTTGCTCGAAGGTTGGTAGCACGTCTTTTTTTAATTCTGCGTAACTAGGCGCTGTTAAGCCACCTGAGAAGTTTCTATTTATCCAACGCATCCATAATGCTTTCATGCACAGTGAGTGCGTTTTGCCGCTACCGTAGCCACCCGATAGATGTAAGAAGCGCGAGTGAACGTCGTGATGAAATGTCTCTTGGTGCGGTAATTTCTTATAGCGGATGGAGAGTTTCACGATAGTTTTTTATGTTTTTTACCCGTGTGCTCTTCAAATCTTTTTATGATCACTGAGCAATAATGCGGATCGAGTTCCATGCCGTAGCATTTACGGTTGGTTTTCTCGCAAGCGATGAGTGTTGAGCCTGAGCCGAGGAAAAGGTCAAGTATGTTTTTTTTGCCTTTATGATGAGAAAGGGCATATTCAGCCAAAGCAACTGGCTTTTGAGTTGGATGCACAAAACCCTCTGGACTGTCTGCGCCTATTTCCCAAACGGCCTTTGGTCTGTCTCCGCTAAATTCAGCACGTCCATTACAGAGATAAAGACACATTTCGTAGTTGTGCCCATACTCTGCCTTAAGGTCGCCCATACCTCCAAATTTTTTGTACCAAATTATCGTTGATTTATAGTTTTCAATAAAAAACTCTCGCCAAATATGAAACACTTGATGAGATGTCCAAATATATTGAGGCGTATTTTTTTGCAAGACAGCATCAAGACAAGGTTTAAAATTTAAAAACTCATCATCGTTTTTTATTTCTTCAAATTTCTTTGTCCAGTTGGATTGATAACTTATCCCATAAGGCGGATCAGTAAAAACCATATCAACTTTCTCGCCATTTATAAGCTTCTCAACTGTGGCCAAGTCTGTAGAATCGCCACACATTAAACGATGCTCGCCTAGCTGGTAAATGTCTCCAAGCTTCACGCCTAATTCGTTTTGCGCAACCTCTGGAACATTATCTTCGTTGCCCGCGCCTTCGGGTGGATCGTCTGGAAAAAACTCTTCTTTAAACGCTTCCATGTTAATCTCTGGAATCTCAAAATCACTCATATCCTCGATAGTTAATTCAGCGTCGAGAATATATTGATAAAGTCCCTTTGGATCGACTTTTCCAAATTGGGAAACGTAACTAAGGAGTTTCTTCTTAGCTTCTCTTTTTGTTTTAGCTTGAATCTCTACAGCGGGAACGTCTGGGACTTTATACCCTTCAGTTTTCATTTTGTTGAGTGTTATCGTTCTTTGATGCCCATCGCAGAGATAATACTTGCCGTCGTTCTTCCAAACAAAGACAGGAGCGCAAAAGCCTTCTTGTAAAATTTGTTTCTTAAGCTTTTGATAGTTAACGTCAGAAAGTGATTTTAAAGAGCCTTGAAAAGCATGTAGATTTTCAAGTGCAATAAATAATTTAACATCGCAGGTTATTTTAATTTCTTGTTTCATTCTAGGGCTTTCCTCATTAGAGTTTCCACATAGTAAGCAAGTAACTCATCGCTCGACGATACTAAACCACGAGACGCAAAAGTCATGTTGGCAGCATGAATACATTCATGAGCTAAAACAGAATAAAATTTACTGCCTTTTCTTTTATTGTTTATATAAATGATTTTTCTATTCCCAAAGTCTATAGTTAGACCATCTTTGTTACTCAAAGTAACGCCATCCATATTAAAATGCTTTTCCAAATACTTAAAAGCTTCAGCTTCTTGCCAGTTTATAAAGAACCAAAAGTTTTCTTTAAATATTTCACAATAAAAAAAACGGGGGAGTTTCGGCTTCACTCGTTAAACTCCATATCGTCAAAGCTCTCGTCCTCTTGAGCTGGCTCGTCTCTAAAGTGAGTTAAGTTTTTCATTTGAAACAGAACTGCGGCAATGTTGCCCTTCATTTGTCCCTTGCCGTATAAGCGAAGAATTTTCTCGAATGTGTGTAGTGTTTTCATTTTTCCTTTTTTATGGGCATCGGAAAAGTCTTTGTGTCTTTTGCGCCATTCGTAGAGCGTGTCGCGGTCTACGCCGATCTCACCAGCGAAAGATTCAAACGACGCAGGTAGCGCCATGTAAGCTATAAGTTGTTCACAATACTTTGGGTCGTATTTTGTAGGTCTGCCCATTACGGGCTTCGTCTCTTCAGCTTCCTTGTTCGTTGGCTTCTTTGATTTTGTCGTCTTGCCTTTTAAGGACATCAAAGACCTCCTCGTCTATTATTCCAGTATCGCACGCTTTGTTTATAACTTCCGTATCCGCAATGTCTTGCTTAATTGCCATCTTGGCAGCTTCGGACATCATTCGCTCGTGGGCTTTTTGCTTAACTAGAGAAATGAAAAAGTTTGTTGCATCTACAACAATATCTTTTAGTTGATTGTTTGAATGATTTTTAAATACAGGGTTAGCGAGTTCAACACAAAGGTTATCAATAAACGCTGGGACTCTTTCGTTTACAGCGAGGGCTTCTTTTAGTTCACGCTCGATCGAAGGCGAATTGCGCACAGTTGCTTGATACTCTTTTATGATTAGTTCGCGTAGGTTCATTTATTGCTCAACAAATTCGCTGCTTGTAACGATTTTGGCAGCCATTTGTGCCTGCATCTTTAGAAATTCTGGGTTCATAGGAGTGGGTGACCAGATTTCAGAGTGTTTGTATTCAACTTCGTGCGTGTGATGGTCTACGCCGTTGGCGGGAACGCTTACTACTTCCCAGTAGCCTTGTGAGTTCTTTTGACGAACTTTCTTAAGTGGGCCAGAGCATTTGTAGACTGCGGGTTCAGTTTCTGTGGCAGGAGATACAAGAATCATCTCGTGAAAGTGGCCGCCAATGGGAACGCAGTTTGTTTGCGCATCACCGCTTGAGGAAATTGAGTGGAAAAAGTGAACGTGTTCTACGTCTTCCCATGTTGGGGTGTTTGTGAACGAGGTGTTCTTTTTAAAAGTGTTAGGTAGGAGTTTGTAGAGAGAGTGGAGTTTGCCAGCTTGTTTTTGGAAGTTAAATTTAACTCTTTTTTTAGCAGCTGCGAGTTGTTCCTCTAATGCAGCGATTGATTCTGGTGTTTGAGCGTCTTCTGTAAGTTCTTTTTTAGGTCTAGCCACGTTTTGATCCCTTTCAAATGGATCAAGCGACTTGAGAAGAACATATATGAAAAACAAGTAACGATGGGAGCCTGTTAGTCAGATTCTAGCCAAGTCGCTGATCTTGAAAGCAGGATAGCTGTTTTTATAAAGTAAAAGAAGCTTTGACGGAGTAAAAGATTTGACTCATGGCGCAGCCGAGGAATTGAACCTACGGTCTTCCCATTGCTGGGGTGCTTTTTCGTTAAGCTAACTGCGCTTGTTATTTGTAGATGAGTGAAAAGATAAAAGCAAAAAGAAGCAAGAACGCTGCGCAAGTAGCTAGTTGAATACCTGCAGGGAGGTTAAGTTTGCTCACTGCGAGTACAACTACAGCAAAGGCTAGGACAAAGATTAAGATTATTCCGATCATGTAAATAGTTTGAGCTGAGTTTTAAAGAAAAGCTAGGGTTTTCGTTTCTTTTTAGGTCGTTTGCCATTCTCTCGTGAGGCTTTAGCTTTTTTATCTGACTTAGCCGAGCCTCCACGTTTGCCGAGTTCAGAGAGATATTCTTTTATCATTTCGTTTAGCTTTTTCATTTATTGCCTCGTTAGGTTTGCGCTCAGTGCTGGGCAAACTATGCTGAGTTGATTGTTAGATGCCATTGAGAAAGTGCAGTCAAAGGCGTTGGGTTGTGGCACGCAGGCGGGTGAGTCTGTAACGTTTGTAACGTGCAGATAATTGGCGTCAACCGTGTAGAGTCCCGTGATTGTGCAAGAGCCTTGCTGTATGGCAAAGGAGTTTGCTCCTGTTAAAAGATAGATGTTGTCGGCGGGATTTGGGAGCTGTTCTAGCCATTGGCCTATTATTGGCGACTGAGAGCTTGAACCTGATCCTCCGCCACTTCCTCCACAAGACGCAAGCAATACAAGTAAAAATAGGTTTTTCATAATTAGTTACCTCCACACGCATCAGCATCTAGGTCGTTAGTGCCAGCCATTGCTGCTACTGGGTCCATATTGTGTTGCATCTTAAGGGCCATTTCGGCGGCATTGGACTTAGCCCAGAGTTGCTTGAGGTCTTCTGGCACCGACTCTACTTTCTCACGGCACTTGGCCCCTAGTTTCTTTTGGCAGTTACAGAATACGTTGCGCATTTGTTCCTCGGTGTTCCCGTGTTGAGTGACCATGCCGAAGAAGCTTGAGCGTGCTCCTGAGAGTTGCCTGTTATAGCCATCGAGGTGAGGCTTGATTAGAGCTTTCTCAGCGTCTGAGTAGCCTCTGGCCTTCCATTCTCTTTGAAGTGAGCCTGAGGCGCAGGCTGATACAGTTAGGGTTAACAGTAGGGCGTTTAAGTATTTCATTATTTATCTCCTTCTTTGTGATAAATTAAAAGCTCCGAGGGCTTTCTGAGCTTTCTGAAGGGCCGAGGTCATTTTTTATGACTTCGGCTTTTCATCTTTAAATCTGTTTTTCGATTTGATTTTTAATTTCGTGGCCGATGGGATCATCGATGTCCATTCCACGGTCGTAATTGAATACTAGCTTGTTGTTTTGAGTGACAAAAAGCTTTGAAACTCTTCCGTTGTCTATTCCAAAAACTGAAGGCTCGTCGAAGACTTTAGCCTCAAAAACAAAACCTTTGTATTCTCCAGAAATCCAATTGTTATCAAGTTTAACTAAGTTCTTTATCTTCTTTGTTTGACTCATAGCATCATTATAAGCTAAACAGCTTAGCTTCTGCAAGTTAAATCGAGGTTAAGCTGTGCGAACACCCCTAAAAAACGAAAAAATCGGACTTTCTCAGATGCCATTTAAAGACCATTTGAGTGAGCTTAGGGACTAATTCGACAATTCGACAATTCGACAAGCTCCTTAAAAGTATATTTGTTCAAAAGTAGCTGGTAAGGGCTTATAACAAATCAATACATATATATAATAATAATTACTATAGATTCGTAAACACCCCGTCGAAGAGTCGAATATCTAAAAAGAGTTGTGTCGAATATGTCGAATTGTCGAATTAGGTGTTTTTCGTCTATAAACGCATTTAAATGCACAGAGAAGCCTTTTTTGACTGTTTTTGCTTGTCGAAGAAGGTGTCGAAGAAGGGCTAATTCGACACAAATTCAAAAAGTGCATTTTTCAGCACTCATTTTAAGCCATTTTCAATGTTCGCACGCTTGTTCGCATTTCTATTGAAGCACCGCAAAAAGTGACTTAAAAACTCACTTATGTTGGGAAGACTAGAACCCAGAAAAGATGATCCTAAAAACGAGTCTTGCCCGCATTGCGGCTCAAAATGGGGAACAAATCAGCAAATTGTCTTTGATAAGAACGGAAACGAAAGAATTAAAGTAATCTGTCTTGAGTGCGAGCGCTTTCTAAAATGGCAAGCGCTCCCAGTGACGCTAGAACGCGCTCAGCGCTACGTCGTTGAGTTCGGCAAGCATATTGGCAAAACCCTAAAAGCAATCGAAGAGGAGCACCCTAGCTACGTTGATTGGCTTTCTCTTGAGTGCGCTAACTCAACTCTAAAAAACTTAGCAAAAGCTATTGTTCAGGCACGTCTAGATCGAACTCATAAAGACGTATAAGCGTCTTCTCTGGCCCCACTTGCTTTGTGACGCTCAATTCAAAGACCTGCGAATCATCTAAACCAATGGCTGCAAAGTAACTGTCTAGCGTGCTTTTGCAAAAGTTATCCACATCCCCAGCTTTTTTGTGGATAAGTCCTTTTTTCGTAAACCACCCCTTACTAAAAAGCATTATCTCAACAGCTAGACACTTTGTAGATTGCACGCTTTTTCCGCGATTAAGCTGCATACACAAATTCTTAAATCTCACTCCTTCGGGGGTGATGTATCTGCCACCCCACTTGGCGGTTTTCCAATATCCGTTGACGCTGGGCGCTAGCATAGGAATCTCTAGTTCGTGAATAGGGGTGCTGGGCTGTTCTTCAAAGTTCACAAGTTAATTAAAACAGAATTTCTAAATCGCTTCAGACTGAACAACTTTAAAGAGTATTGCGTCGCGTCCTTTTTCGTTTACAACTTTTGTAGATGTTAAAAGACCTCGATCAACGGCTTCGATAAGAACCTTGTCTCTGTATTCCTTACTGGAGCCTCTAAGTAGATTTTTCTTTGTTAGTTCGTATTTAATAAACTCACCGTTATTTTGAGCTGCAAACTCCATGAGTCTTGCAATATCGTTTTCAAGACTAATACTTTTAGAATCTTTAATAGATGATCTCAAAAATAAGTTTCTTATCTGTTTTATGTTGTAAGTAGAGACTTGAAAGCCCCACTCGACGTTTTCTATTGTGAGTGGCCCTTTGCCACCTACAGAAAGCCAGTCAACGCTTGCCGCCTTTATTGTTTTCTCTAACACGCGACTCAAGATGCTTGATGTAACATCGTCTCTCTCGTCACTTTTTTGATTTTTAGATATTAGCTCGTGAATTTTAAAAATGATTTCTTCAAGTCTATTCTTTGCGTCTTCAGTAATGTCTATAGGTCTATAATCAACTTCACAATTTAAAAAAGTATCATCAATTTGAGAGTGAGAAAAAAGAACAGTGCCATCGGAGCTTATATCTGGGGGTGTTTTAAGCTTTACCTCCCACCCCTCGATTCTTTCTTTTGTAAACTGCTTCAACTCACCTAACAGTTTATAATTTTTTTGATTGTTCGGTAAAGACTCACCTATAAATCTAGGAATAAACAAAAAACACCTTTGATAAATACCCTTATAGATAATGTCGCCTTGAAGACTTTTCTCGAAGTAAGCAGGCTGCGTGGTGCCCGTCATTGTCATGTAGGGATTTGTTACGCGCCCCTCGGTGCCGCCGTTCTTAGAGAGCTGACCGCTGTAAGAGTCTCGGCTTGCATCATAAATTTGAATCACAACTTTAGCTAAACGCTTTTCAAAGCTTTGACCGTCTTTCATTCCAAGTAAGATGCTATCCACCTCATCGAGTACACAGAGCAACTCTCTTTTCCCGCGCTTTTGTACTTTTAGTTCTTTAGTGCCATCGTCTTTTTCTTTTTCTTTTGCAACCGTAACGAACTCACTCAAAAGACTTACGCTCGAAGTGTAATCGTCGTGACCTAAGATTTTTAAATCTTTAAATAAAGCATAGAGTGCTTTGTTGGGTACGTTTTTGCCGTGACCACTATCAGCCACCCCGAACGCAAGAATGTTTGCAGGCCAAAAGGTTCCTCTAAACTTTAAAGCAAGCCTGTTAGACAAGAGAGCGCTGAGCCAAGCCATGCCGCTCATAAAGTGAAGTGTCGGCTCATCATGCTGACTTTCACTCAAACAATACTTAATGAAGTCAGCGTGCTTGCCTCGTGCTGTAGGCAGTGAATCATGCGGGAAAAATCCGCAATCTAAAATATCTTTTGAAATGATTTTTTTCTCTACAACAACGGGCTTTTCAATAACTGGATTATTTCTTGTGTGTGTTTTTTTAACACTGTCTAACATTCTCTCTGGGGTGTTTTTGTGAGTTTTAAAGTAACTCTCGTTGTATGTGCCGTCTAATGTTTCAAGCTGATAAACGATGTCTCTGTCTGGTATTTTCTGAGCTACAAGCGCGCCGCAAAGCTCAAGCAGTTCGTTGTGTCTTCCGCCTTTGCCTATTTGAGACTTGTTTGAACCACTAGCTTTGTTGTCATGTTTTTTTGCAAGTTCTACGATTTGCAACCAAGTACTTAATGGAAACTCTGGAAGCTTTTCTTTATCGAAATCAAGCAAGTGCTCATCGACATATAGGTAGTTTTCTTTTGTCTCAGGATGCACCCCGTCTGCAACAAAATAACGACCGTCTGATAAAAGCTCAATGCCATCGCGGATGTCGGTTTCTTCGTCAAAATGCAAATAAACCTTACTTCGCGCAAGTGAGCGTAGCTCTTCACTGAACTTATAAATACGCATCCACTTTGGTCTTTTGCCTATTCTAACAATAGGCGATTCAGGAACGAGCTTTAAAATCTCAGGATAGTTTTTATTTATACAGTCATAGTCAAAAGCAACAATTCCAGAAACAGAGCCAGCAAGAACAGCTACGCCAGTGTAGCCGTTTTGATTTTCCCATTTATAAATTTCATCAAGTGTTGGCTCTCTTTGAGTGAACGGAAGCCATGAAGGGGTGTTGTCGGCCCCCAGTGGAAGCGATGGCCAGTGCGGGTGCTTCCCATTTAATGGAAAAACTCTGTAGCCAGCGTCTAGCCACTTGATGAAGTCTATTTTAGTTGAAATGCGCCGAACCCTCCGTTGTTTGAGCAGTTTTAAAGCTCCATTAAGCGAGTTTGCAACTTTGTTAATATAAATCTTAGGGCGCGGAGTGCCAACAGGTTGCAACAATCTTTTTAGAGCTTTAGAAGAGTTTGAAATATGAAAACAACACTTATCGAACTTGATAAATATCTAAGAGACAGTTTTGAAAACAGAGCTGATCTTGCAAAGTATTTTAATTTTAAAAGTGTGCAAGCTCTTCAGTCTTGGGTGGCTCGCGGGAACGTGCCTCACTATCACCAAGCACGAGTGGATTTGTATTTCGAGAAACTAAGGAGAAAAAACGATGGGAACATTTCAACTAAGAAAAGCCGAGAGAAAAAAGGTAAAGCTCAAGCTAGGAGTTAGCGGCCCAAGCGGTAGCGGCAAGACATACAGTTCTTTGCTACTTGCTTACGGCATGGCTGGAAGCTGGGAAAAGATAACGCTTATTGATACAGAAAACGGAAGTGGCGAGCTTTATTCAAGTCTCGGCCCATACAATGTAATTGCATTTGAACCACCCTTTTCGCCACAAAGATACGTTGAAGCTATCGAAGCTGCCGTGCAAGCTGGCAGCGAGGTTGTTGTTATAGACTCCACGTCTCACGAGTGGGACGGCAAAGGCGGTTGCTTAGATATTCAAACACAACTTGGCGGCAGGTATCAGGACTGGGCAAGAGTGACGCCTATGCATAATGCATTTGTTGAGAAAATCTTACAAAGCCCTTGTCATGTAATCGTTACTACAAGAAAAAAACAAGATTACGAAATGACAAAAGATGCTTCTGGAAAAGCCAAGGTGCAAAAGATGGGCATGAAAGAAATTCAGCGTGATGGCTTCGAGTACGAGTTAACTATAAACTTTGACGTTGAAATAAATCACTTTGCTACAGCGTCTAAAGATAGAACGGGTCTTTTCATGCCACGTGGCCCATTTGTTATCTCACCCGATACTGGGAAGGAGCTTTTGGCTTGGTCTGAAAGTGGGGCGAGTGTTGCACCAGTGGAAAGCCCAAAGTCTCAGCCCTCGATCTCCTTAGAGAGTGTGGCCCCGCAGACGAATACAAGGCCAGTTACATCACAGACGGTCGCGGAACAAGAAAGTACCGTTGACGCATTAGAAGAAGCGAAAAGAAGAACAAGAAAGCTTTTAGTCTTAAAGAAAGACTCTAAAGAATTATTGTTTGCCATTGAGAAAAAGCTCGGCAAGAAAATTGCAGAGTTTAACGAACAGGACTTTAACGAATTTACAAAGGAGCTAGAAAATGGAAATTGATTTATCACAAAACGACTATTCACAAGTTGAGGAAAAAAAAGTAATCGAAGAGGGCGAATACAGCCTAGAGTGCATTGATTGCACAACAGGCGTGACAAAAAACGCTAAAGGTACTTACTGGAAGGCAAGCTTCAAAGTAGTTGGCGGCGATTGGAACAACTGGCGCGTATGGCATTACTTCAACGTAATAAACGAAAACAAAAAGGCTGAGATCATTTCTCGCTCACAACTTAAGCAATTCTTTGGAGATAAGAAAATCACCCCAGAAATGCTCATAGGAAGAACAGTGCGAGCAACTATTGGCATTAGAAACGACAACTTTTTCGGCAAGAGTAATTTTATAAAGTTTTTTAACTTCCAAGCCTCTGATGTTCCAGAGCTAGGTTTTTAAATGGTAAAGGTTAAGTCTTTTTCCATAGTTGAGGAGCTTGTGGTCGAGGTCGAGGGAGTGGACTACAAGCTAACAACTAGAGACGAAAAGGGCGCCTTTAAAAACATGCAAATTACTATTGAGGCAGCAAAGAAACTAAAGACTGTTAAGTTTGATTTGCACGCTCATCTTTGCGCCTTACTTCATTTAAAGTGCACATTTAAGCAAGAGAAGCTTTTATGAAAATACTATTATCAAATCTACACTTAAAAGAGTTCGGTGGCAGTGAGCTTGTAACTGTTGAGTTGGCAGAATACTACGCGGAGCTTGGTCACGAAGTTACTTTGTACTCACCACTTATAGGCGCACCCCTACTTCCGACAATTAAGCGTGAGAGCATTACACTTGTAGTTAAAGAGCCAAGCTTAGATGAGCTTTACGGCTTTGATATTATATGGAGTCATCACGGGCTTTTGCTTGAGACAATAAACGCTAAGAATAAACTCGCGCATCAGTTAATTATCT